GTTAACGTATCTCCTGTTCTATTCAGCGACGCGGATCTGCTCTTTGCTCCAGTAACGGTACTGTTTATTAATCCTGTGAAGTTTACTGACTCGGATACAATATTTAACCCAGCTATATCTATTGAGTCGTTTATAGTACCTGTATTGTTCACTGACGCAGATGCGTTCTTTGCGCCTGCGGTAGTAGCTGGTATTGCCAACATACGCCCTGCGACGTTCATCGACGCAGACTTTGATGAAACTGCGGATGGAGATCACTTCTTCTTACCGAGTGTCGGGTCGAAGGTTAATCCAGTCTTCTTTGCTGACTCAGACACTTTCTTCTCGGCGATAGTCGTTCAGCGAAATGATCTATTCCCTGACAAGATTATCGACACTGATCGACTGTTCGCGCCCCAGCTGGTATATGATCAGTTCATAAGCGCCTCGAAGATGAACGACGCGGATACGCTGTTCGATCCGTTCTTCCCGCACGACCCGCGCTATACTTATCCTATTGGACACGGAATACAGTCTGACTACTCGATCAGAAGGCCGCGTCAGGGCCGAGTCATCATAGGACGACACTGATGGCCAACGCAGCATATAAAGATGACTATGTGGTCAATGATAGTGACATTGACGACGAGGGTTATTGGGAGCTGCGTCGTTGCAAGCAGTCCTATCTGGACTACGTTGCATCTAAGCACGATGAGATCCTGGAGCAGAAGAACGCTCGAGGGTACCGGCACGGGGCTCAGTGGACCGCGGATCAGGTGGAGGTCTTCAACCGCCGCAAACAACCAGTTGTGACGTATAACAGGATCGGGCGGAAGATTGACTCGATCATTGGGCTAATGGAGAAGATCAAGCAGGACCCCAAGGCCTTCCCAAAGACCCCGCGAGATCAGGATGAGATGGGTGCCGAGCTGGCAACAGCTGTTGTGCGTTATGTGGTGGAGAGTGACCTCCGGGAGGCGCTCTTCCCCTTCGCGACGGAAAATGCCGCAGTAGACGGTATTGGCGGCGTCGAGATGATGCTCATCAAAGGGGACAAGGACGATAAGGATATCGGGTTTGCTCTGGTCAAAACGGATAGTTTTTTCTACGATGTGCGCTCTTATGACCACGACTTCGCCGACGCGCGCTTCATGGGCCAGGGCAAGTGGCTCGACATTGAAGATGCGATGCTGCTCGCGCCCGACGAGGAGACCGCCAATCAGATGAAGACCCTGATGGAGGGTGACGGCGCGGACCTGACCTCGAACCCGGAACGGGAGAGGCGCTGGTTTGACGTGGACTCTCGGCATAAGCGCCTGCGGGTAGTGGATATCTGGTATAAGAGCGGCAAGGGGTGGAAGTGGTGCCTGTTCACGGGCTCGATGAAGATCGATGAGGGCAAGGGCTACTTCTACAATGAGAAGGGAGATATGATATGCAAGTATATCATGTTCTCCAGCTTCGTGGATCATGACGGTGATCGCTATGGCTTCGTCCGTAATCTACGTTCATCCCAGGATGAGATCAACCAGCGCCGCTCGAAAGGCCTACATGAGCTGGTTTCGCGTAGGATCAAGGCGGAAGATGGAGCATTTGCTGATATTGAGGTTACTCGACGGGAGGCCATTCGACCGGACGGTGTGGTTATCTACAACAAGGGCTTCGAGATGGAGTTCGATGATGCAGCGCGCATCACTAACATCGAAGGCCAAATCAAGTTCCTAGAGGACGCGAAGAATGAGATCGAGAACTTCGGCCCCAGCCCGGCCCTAATAGGTCAGGGCCTCGAGTACAAGTCCGGACGCGCGATCAACCTGCTCCAACAAGCAGGTATCGCCGAGCTGGGGCCGTTCGTTATAGGCATTAAGAACTGGAAACTACGACTTTATCGGGCTATTTGGAACGCTGTGCAGCGATATTGGACCGCAGAGCGCTATATCCGGGTCACAGACGACGCGGGACTGGCCCAACTGGTGCAGGTCAACGGTGTAGGGGTGGATGAATACGGGCTTCCGCGGCTCGTGAACTCGATTGGGACGCTAGATGTCAACTTCTCCCTGGATGAGGGCCCAGATGAGGTCAACATGATGGGAGATGCCTATGATACGCTGGTCGCCCTCACCGCTCAAGGGGCTAATATACCTCCACAGATCCTACTTGAGCTTGCTCCGCTACAGGGTCAGCTCAAGCGGAAGCTTCTGGCTCTTCTGGAGCAGAAAGATCCTGTGGCTGAGCAGGCTAAGGCGATTACCATTGCTGGCGAAGCTGCGAAAGTTGATGAAACGAAGTCCAAGACCGCCCTTAACATAGCCAAGGCCCAGGAGGCCGCTGCGAGTAACGATCCTCGCGAAAAACAGCAAGAAATGGTTATGAAGCAGCAAGAGCACGGAATGAAGATGCAGGAAAGCGTCATGAAGGTCCAATCCGCGCAGAAACTCGCGCAGATCAAGGCCTCGACCGAGTTCAGCAAGCTTCAGTCCAATCAGGCCATGCAACAGCAAGACATCCAGCTGAACGCCATGAAGGGCCAACAAGATCTAAGGCACAATGAACTGAAGGGCCATCAGGCCCTGGTCCAGGGCGAGCAGAAGCACCAGATGATGCTGAAGCAAGCCGCCCAGAAGCCCAAGCCAGCGGGAGGTGCCGGTGGCAGATGATCTTGGCCGGAGACGCTTCGCGGAAGAGCTTCAGGACCCCCGTGTGCGGGATAAGCTCTTGGCCTATACCAAGGCCGAGGTCGGTGGGCAAGGGCCACAAGCGTGGCAGGCCTTCATCGAGACCACACTCAATCGGGCTGTGGCTCGGCGAAAGTCGCTGGCCGATGTGTTGTCTGGGGAGTACTTCCCGGGGGTGACTCATCAGCGTGCCGCGCGCGGGGTAGATCAGAACACTCGCGCGGCGTATGATCCAGTGGTACAGAGCGTCCTTGGAGGCTCGAACATAACCAACTATGCTACAGGCAACGCCTCGGGTACAGTGGGCTTCGCGGGTGGCCCGCAGACCTACGCTGCCGGAGGGGAGCGCTTCGGGATCGAGGGACCTGACAAGGGCTGGTGGACGCGGATCGGAGCACCGGGCCCGGGAGCAGCTGGGAGTGTGCCCTATACGTCGGCACAGCCCCAGACGCTCGCAGGGCTTCAGTCCCAGATGGTCCCGCCCCCGGCAAAGCCAGGGTTCACGTATAAGGACTTCTTCGAGAACGGGATACTAGGAGGATAACATGAGTGGGTTCATCGGGACGCTAGTTGGTATCATAGTTGTCCTAATCATAATGGGGGTGATCTGGTGGGCTGTTCAGCAGCTGCTGCCGTTGATCCCGCTGCCAGAGCCGTTCAGACGGATCATTAACATACTTATGATGGTGATCCTGATACTGGTTGTTGTCTGGGTGATATTGGTGCTGTTGGGAGCTGCGGGCATTCATGTCCCTGGGCCCTTTCGGTTCGGCTGAGAGGATTGATCCCGCCCCGGCAACGCTACAGCCGGTGCCAGATATCTGTGTAGGGTGCTGACATGCCACTGATCAAAGGGAAAGATCCCAAAATTATCTCGCAGAACATACGTACCGAGATAAGCGCGGGAAAGCCACAGAAACAGGCGGTTGCCATTGCGCTGAATACAGCTGGCAAGGCAAAGCCCGCGGTTGCGGGCCCTGTCCGCCGTGGAGGAATTGATCACTTGAAAGTGGGGGATTATCGGAGGCGATGAGACCCTTTACACCCGATGACAACTGGTGGCGACGGTTACTCTGTCGAGTGATAGTCGCATATGGTCTGTGGAAACGCAAATGTCGGACAGTGACTTCAGCCGGTTCATCCGGCACCTGATGCGGAGAATGCGTCGCAGGAAGCTGCATCGCGGGATGCGCTATGCGCTCCGAGACACTTTGATGGAATTGCGTCTGCACCACGAAACGGTGCCTCGCCGCCGGGGACGATAGCCCCGGATACGTAAACGCTACGAAACAGCGGAAGGATGGAAGATGGCAGACGATGATAAGAGCCCCGAACAGCTCCAGCAAGAGATGTTCGATCTAGCGCAAGTGACTCCCCCAGCGGAGCCCCCGGCAGAGCCGGAACCTGCCCCGCCCCCGGCACCGGAGCCTCCACCTCCGGCCGCTGTGGAACCTCCCGAGCCGGGCGTTCCGACTTGGCGGTTGAGGGAGGAGGCTGAAGGTCGAAGAGCGGCTGAAGATCGAGCGAGGGCGCTAGAGTCGCGCCTGAACGAGATCGCAACTCACCTGCGCCAGCAGGAGAAGAAGCCGGACTTCTTCGAGAACCCTGACAAGGCCACGGAAGAAATCATCCAGCGGTATCTACGGCCTGTTGTTGAACAGCAAAACGCTACTACGATGTACAACAGCAAGCTGATCGCTGAGACCCGGCACGGGCAGGATAAGGTCGCGGAAGCTGAACAGGCGTTCTTGGATGCCAGGGCTCAGCAAACCCTCGACGTGGCCGACTACGAGCGTGTGGTGCAGTCACCGAACCGCTACGACGCGGTCGTGCAGTGGCACAGGAAGCAGGCTACGCTTGCTGCCGTTGGTGCCGATCCTAATGCTTGGTTTGAGAAGAAGCTGGCTGAGAAGATGGCTGATCCCACCTTCCAGGCCAGTATGCTAGATAAGGTTCGTGGAAGCGCTGCCAGTCGACCGTCTGAGACACGACTTCCCCCGTCGCTCTCAAAGACCACCGCCTCCGCCGGAAACACGGAGAAGATGGGCGATATGAGCCACGATAGCTTGTTTCGATATGCCATGAGTAATGGCAAGGAGAGATGAGCGTATGAGCCATACCGGAACAAAATGTTTTGATATGGCTCGAGTCAGGAAAGGGTTGCAGCCATGGCTGTGACAGTCATTCAGGACAATAACAAACTCGTCCGGTATACAGAGGAAATCAACCGAGAGTTTGTTAGAGGTAATCAGTTCTCGCCCTACATGAGTGAGGGCCTGAACGCGGTTATTCGTATCCGCAGTGAGCTGAAGGCGGGCGGCGAGGATATGAACATCCCGATCGTCTCGCGTCTTCAGGGAGCTGGCGTGGCGACACAGACGCTGGTCGGAAACGAAGAGAAGATCGACAACTACGGTATGCGAGTCAGGATCGAATGGGCTCGTAACGCCGTGGTGACTACGAAGGCAGAGTCTCATAAGGACTCGGCCGACGTATTCGGAGTGGCAAAGCCGCTCTTGAGCGATTGGGGTAAGGAACTTCAGCGGGACGAGATCATTGCCGCGCTGATGGCCCTGCCGACCGAGACCCTTCCGCCGTCTTCGGGCGGCACGAGGGTCAATGGTATCCAGTTCGATCAAGCTTCGACGGCTCAGAAGGATGCGTGGCGCGCTGCCAATTCGGATCGTATCCTGTTTGGTAACGCAGTGTCCAACAACGCGACTGACTTCGCTACGTCTCTTGGTCAGTGCGACACGACCAATGACAAGTTCACTGCCACGAACCTGTCACTGATGAAGCGGCTCGCGATGAATGCTGATCCCCACATTCGTCCCTATCGGACTGATGATGGGTATGAGTACTACATCGCGTGCGCGGGAACTAATGCGTTCCGTGACCTGAAGATCTCTCTGGAGACCATCAATAAGGACGCAAGGCCCCGCGAACAGTCAGGGCCGTACGGCGCGACTAAGAACCCTATCTTCCAAGATGGCGATCAGATCTACGACGGAGTGATTGTCAGGTGTGTCCCTGAGATCAGCCGCTTCGTGGGCACGACTGCCAACCCTGGTCCTTGGGGTCCAGCAGGCACCGGCAACCTCCTGCTTGGGGGTCAGGGTGGCACTACGCGGGTCGAGCCAGTATTCCTGCTCGGCCAACAGGCTGCAGTCTTCGCGTGGGGCCAGATGGCCAAGCCCACGTTCCGTAAGGAAGACGACTACGGCTTCATCACTGGCGTCGGCATCGAGATGGCCTACGGCATCTCCAAGATGTTCAAGCGACATCCATACACCGCGACCACTCTTAAGCAGTGGGGAGTGGTGAATGGGTTCTTCGCTTGTTCGTCTGATTGAGGAGGACCCTACACATGGTAACGACACTCAACAACAGGGGAGCCGCCCGCGAAGCCGGATATGAGTTCGTGCAGTATATCGCTGCCCGAGCCGCGCCGACTGGTGGTGTCTCTGTCTACAGCATCAAGGTTGGTACACTCCCGGCCGGGGCTATCATCCTTGCTGCCTCTACCAACGTGGAGACGGCTATCACTGGCTCTACTCCAGTGTTTGGTATTGGTACGACACCTACGGGCTCTGAAATTGCTGCCACTATCGCACTGACAGCAGGCAGTCTCAACACAGTACCACTTGCGGCGTTGGTGATGCCGCTCGTGGCTGATACCGATGTCTATGCTAACATCACTGGGACTGCTACTGGTGATGCCTACATCATGATCCAGTTCGTCAAGCCGCTTGCGTAACTGACCTCGTCCAACTGGGAGGGGATAGTCCCCTCCCGCTTTTACGGAGAGTGAAATGGCCCAACACAAAGACGAAGACAAGGCGAACCCCCCGCAGCTGGATACTCACGTGCCGCCCTCGCAGCAGTCGGCCCAAGGGCCGGTGCCGAAGCCGGGTGAGCCCGTAGTGCCAAACCCTATGGCACCACCCCCGGCTCAGGCGATCCCGATCCCGGAGGAAGCTCAGCCCAAAGAGGACGACAAGTCCAAGTCCAAAAAATAGTGGAGGAAGATATGGCTCGAGTTAAAGTAACCTGGCTTGGTACTGGTGATCCGTTAGAGGCTAAGGTACTCGACTTTGGCCCATACAAGCTTCCGCGGGGAGTTCCTGTCGAGATCGGAGACGATCTTATCATAGCCGACTCTCTTAGCCAGAACAAACAGTTCAAGGTCGAGAGAGATCCGCAGTAGGAGGTGCTCGTGGGTACGCAACCAAGTCTTCGTGCTCGTATTCTGCCTCGGTTCCCGGCTCAGGTTTTGGCCGGGACCGGGATCACTATCACTAAGAATGGTGGTACCTACACTTTCGCGGCACAGGCCTATGCCAATATCCCTATAACAGCCCTCCAGAGTATCCCGTCTGATCGACTACTCGGACGGGATACCTCTGGCACCGGGGCAGTCGAGATATTGACGGCAGGTGGTGGTCTGGGGTTTAACGGGGCCGGAAGTCTGGAACTTACGGCCAATCACAGGATTAGGGGTGTTCCCGCCGCGCTGCTCATTGGAGCTACGCCTAGCGTGCAGGACACGTTGATCCCATACTCTTGTACTATTACGAGGGTCACTATCATTAGCGACGCGACGAGCGGAAATCCCACCATAACCCTCCAGAAGGGTAACTTCTCTGCATGGCCTACCGGTCTAGTGGATATCACGGGAGG